AAGCGACGCTATGACAAAGGGTGCAATATCCGTCGTATCAAATGGTTTCAATTGTCGCCAATCGTTACACTGTAAATCGATTTCAGCTTTTGTATGATACGCACGGTCACATGTATTAGTCGTATCAACCCATCCAGTAGACTGAATACCCGTGCGGTGCATGAGACGCAGTACAGGATCGAGATTAGCCTCAAATATTTTTAATTTATTAGATAGTCCAGTCACGTGTTTGCGTAAACGGTTACTTATATGACGCCTTGACGTGAGATTTTGACAGTGAATTTGTAAAAAGAAACTCATCGCCCCATTTTGAAATCCTTCCATATCCTTTGCTTCCACTACATCCATGCTAACAATGTCTGGACACGTTCGTTTAACGTATTGAATGACAGAGTTTGGTGTCATAGTCCCTGGAACTTTCACAAAAAAATAAGGTATAAATTTAGTTGTTACACAGACGGATTCACCTTTAATCGTCTTACCGAAAATACGAATATTATGATCTTCACCTTCATCGCGAGCGTCCCAGGTGAGAACCTGAAATTGTACCATCCTACTTACTAAGTTATAGAGCTAAAATTTTAATATCGTTTATTAATAAATGTCTGCTGCGTTGATCGATCTCGTATCGAAGGGCGCTCAGGATGTATTCATCACCGGCGACCCCCAAGTATCCTTTTTCCACCAGAACTATAAACGTCATACCAATTTTTCCATCAAACCCGAACGTCTCGATTACGTGGGTACATTCGGATCGGGTAATGATGTCGTCATCCCGCTACGCACAAAGGGTGACCTGCTCAGTTACATCTGGATAGAAGCCACCGGTATCGGAGCTACTGACGATGTTAACACCGGTTTCTTCAAAACGACTGATACGAGTGTGACCGAATTTTCCCTTTGGATCGGTGGTCAGGAAGTCACCAAGCTTGACTCTCTTTTCATCCAGGGTGTGCACAATGTTTTGTACAAACAGGATCAGGCTAAGGCTACGTGTGCCGTGACACTCGACGAAGTTCCCGAAAACGCGGTAGGTGTATCGACCCACGCGGATCATTACATGATCCCTTTCTTCTTCAGCGAAGATTGGACAAAATCTCTCCCTCTTACAGCCCTCCAGTTCCATCAGGTGGAGTTACGTATTAAATGCCGATCGGGGACGTTTTCGCCGGGTACCACACCCAAGGTGTTTGGTACGTACGTATACCTGGATACGGAAGAGAGGGAGATGGTCGTGAACCATGAACACGAACTTCTCATCACACAGACCCAGTACCAGCCAATGTCAGCGTCTGACACGGATGTGGATCTCACGTACTTCAACCACCCCGTCAAGGCACTTCACGTTGTTTCGTCTATAGCTGACGGTTCCACGTGGTCTACAAACTGGTCGTTTGACGACTCGACACTGTATATCAACGGCACACCGTTATTTGAAAATACATCTGCGACGTATCACCATAATGTCGTCCCTGAAATGCATTGCTCGGTGCTCGCCCCTAACGTGTTGAACACTACATCTACGTTCACGTGGCCATTCTGTCTGACAATGAACAAGTCGCAACCTACGGGTTCGCTCAACTTCTCGCGCATAGACAATGCCAAGTTGGTTCTCAATGGAACCACCAACAGGCTCGGTGCCATTGTTAGAACGTACGCTGTCAACTATAACATCCTGAGAATTAAGGATGGTATGGGTGGTGTAGCGTTTGCAAATTAAATTTATCCAGAAGAACCAAAACCGCGCGTACCACGCTCGGTATCTTCAATAGTCGTGACCTCTTCAATAGGAGGCGTTTCACATTTTTCTAAAATAAGCTGGGCAATTCGGTCTCCTTGTTTAATCTCGAACTTTTCTCCTCCTTGATTAAATAATATAACCTTCAGTTCACCTGTATAATCAGGGTCGATAACACCGGCTCCGGTTTGAATTCCGTGCTTTACAGCAAGCCCTGACCGAGGTGCGATACGACCGTATACGCCGATTGGGATAGTAGCAGCGATACCTGTGTTCACAATACCACGTTCCATTGGTGGGATATACATATCAATTGTACTGTAAAGGTCATACCCGACCGAGCCGGGGGATGCGCGTGTAGGGATGATCGCATTGTTAGAGAGGCGTTTGATGAGAAGCTTCATATATACTTGATACGATGGAACTCTTTATATCGTTTACGAAAGACGTGGTGTGTCATCATCCCTAGCGCAATATACAACCAGTATCCCATTAATAAACATGGACAGTATCAATAATAGCTTCACACCGAACTGATGTCTCAAGTCTGCCCGGAACATTTCCAATTCGAGTTCATAATCTTCGTTAACCTCTCTGACATCTTCTCGAAGATTATGCAAATCAGCAATAACTTTATCGAAATTGGTATCCATTATATAATGCATGCACGAAACACTTAAGTAACTGTATCGTGGGTGTATAATTATCATGATTTGGTATTATTGCCGATCGTGTAAAATTACGTATGATGGGTTTGCGCAGTGCTGTCCCGATCTTGATCACGTGCAATTTGAAGTTGCAAGTGGTGAAGAAATGCCCGATATGGATCAGATAACTCGTAAATAGACGTGGTCGCGACACGTATACTTGTCGTACGCACCCATCTTTCGATTTGTGAATATGGTTTTCCCTTCTATTTCAAGTGTAACAAGTACATGTCGACTTTGTAATGTTTCAACCATAAAATCAATTGATTCATCTGTCATAGGGGCTAAAGGGACTTCCTGAATTTCATCGTCCTTATTTTTCTCAAAACTACCCTCTATCCCAACCCCCGACGGACCACCTATCTTTATCATCTTCATGAAACAATAACACGGAACTGGTTTTATGATAAACTTTACATGGTATTTTGATTTGTTGACTAACACCAATTCTCGGCCCATACCACACATCTTACTGATACGGGGTCCTGGTCTATATGTCGGATGTTGTTTTCGTTCATCCATACTTTTTTTTTCGAGTATCGTACTCTCGTGTAGATTTTTCATAACACTCGTCGATGTTTTCATATACATGTTAATAATATAATAATCTCAATAGTGAAATAATTTATTTTTCTATATATACTCCGTCGTATGATTCTTGAGTCGGAGTCAAACTTTTTACTAGAGTGACTCGAGTCACTTTGGATTCGAGTCACTGTTGATTCTTAATTTTAAAATAGTTTTTTATAACAATATATATGACTCTTGACTCTATAGTAGTACTAAAAAAGTCGAGTACTCATAGACCAAATAATTTATCTCGTCAATAGTAAGATGATACTCATAGACCAAATAGTCCGGTACCTCTCAAAAGATATAATGTTACCGACACGATGTTACGCGACTAAAAAACAACTCGTGTCTGTAAGGGATTGTTGTGAATGTAAGATATTCTGTAAGAAACCACCAAAGGGTTCCGCACCTGCGGTAGTATTAATAACTAATTCTAACCCCTAACTCTCTTCATTCCCTCTTCACGGACAATTGTATCAACACATTTGATTTCCTCTTTCGTCCATTCGGGTGCACCATATAAAGTTTTGAACCTGGTATACATTTTTCCCCTACCCGTAAAGTCGTAGGCAACTAGCTTTGTATCCAGATCATCCATTTTCACACCATGGCGACCAAAATAAGGCCAGTTGTTAAAATTGAGACGAAACGTCTTGTATCCCCCTCCATCTTGTTTCACGCGAACACCACCCTCACAAACAGGTTCGGGTTCGAACTCGTGGTAGGGCATGGCAGCATTCATCTTCTCGACAATGTTCAAGATGTTCCGCATGGTGAAAGATGTACCAATCTTGTACACGGGTTCGATATCGAAAGTACGAGACATTTTTTTGTTGGAAATATGACAGGAAGTGACTTGACTTAGGTGTAATTATTACAATTCTAGGGTCTAGGGTCTAGTGTCTATTCATATTCACATGAAACTCGAGTTTGTCTCCATGGCGTGCAGAGAGACATTCGATGTGGGTCTCCAAGTCGCATGGGGCACAGTTTTCTTCGTACACCACACCATCAGGGGTCAAGAGAGTGGGTTTAACGAATACAGGACCTCCAATTACTGTGATTGGACGAGTCTCATATCGACCTTCACTATAATAGGGTACGATGTGAAAG